CTTCCCTAGCTGGCCATATCGGCTATGATGGCATCCCATCACTGCAGCATCACACTGCATCAAACCGGTTGCGTTCAGCGGGCGAACTCATGCTCTGTCATAACCACCCTGCAAGGCGGCCCCAACACTATACTTTGCTAATCCAGGCGTTTTTACCCAGGGTCATGCCCTCATATCCATGTCATTAGAACATCAAGTGGCCTTGTCAACAGATCGGTCGATTTCCTTTCACGTCCAAGAACGACGCGGGATTACGACTCAATCGTGAGCGCCACGAGTCGCCTACCGCCATATCACGATTCTGACATCGGATCGGCAGCCCAGCGAGGTTGTCATGTATAATGTCCGTTCTAAATTGCAACGGATAGTCACGAAGGCCCGGAGAAGACGCGGCCTCGCAAACATACTCCTGAAAGTATTGCTTCCACACTGTGGGTATATACTCAGGATCACCTATATCAATTGGCGACAGATCATTCTTCGCGTCGAGCAGAGCCTCGATGCGAAGTTGTTCATGCACTGGAATACCGAATTCTTCTTCTACAAGAAGCCTAGCTCCTTGGGGCACAGATCGTGCCGGACTCGGTTCACCCTCCAGGGCCTGAATAAGCTGCTCCTTTTCCCAAGCGTTGACACCATGCTGATCGCATTTTTCGATGTACCGCCGGAGATCGATGTTCCGCGTCATGCGGATACCATACTGAGCCAAACTTTGAATGATCGGGCAACCCGGATATTGATAGGCAAATGACATAGACTTCGCGGCAAGAAGCTCGCGCAGCCTAACACGGTTACAGTTGACATAGAAGGGCCCTGCCCAACCAAAGTCCGCGATTACCTCACGCGGATCTGTAACAATGATTAAGGTTTCTGGATCGAAGATTAGTCCACAAAACGACGCCCTATGGAGATCGTTGAATTTCTGAATTTTAATGGTCAAACCCAGTTTTGTGAACAATGAATCATCAATACTTTGATGACTCTCAAATCGAAAAAGACCGTCGTCACCTTCAACAAAGCCTGCCATGTCTTCTTCCTGAATGCCAGCCTTAAAGCAAACAAAGAGAAAAATCATGAGATTGGCAAATGAGTTGCCAAGTGAAGTGCACATCTCACCAGACATGCGTGACTCGATCCCCCGCGCAGTAAACCCCTTGTAGTTGCAAGTATTCTGCGCGCCAATGACGGAGTGGACCAACTCTCGCCAGATACTGCCTTCCGGCAGCCTCTCGGTCATGAAATCGTACAATTGAAACTCAACCTCAGCCATCAGCTGTGGATCAAAGTGCGACTCAAAGGCCGAATAGTCCGTGGCGTAATATTTAGCTGTGGGGCTATAAAGAGCCTCCCACACACGCCGCGCGCGAT